CATCATGTTGACAAGGCCCAGCGCCTCGTCGCGGCCCACGACCTTCAGCGGCAGGGAAGCCGTCGCGGTCAGGATCAGCTTGCTGCGCCCGCTGTCGAGATTGCCCTTCTTGAAGCCGATGGGCGGGTAAATCTCGTACTTGTCGCCGGCGTAGGGCGTGCCGCCGCTGGCCTTGGTGAAGGTGCTGACGGTGCCGCTGCTGGTGTAGGCGTAGTCCGTGATCCTGTCGATCTTGCCGATGGGGTCGGTGTTGGTGCTGCCCTCCGCCTTCTCGATCAGCTTGATATAGCCGCCGTTGAAGTCGTCGTTGCTGAACGCGGCCAGCGTGCTCGCCGTCATGGTGGTGGCGCTGCCGCCGGTGGCCGCCACGACGGGGGCGGGGCACTGGAAGATCAGCGCCGGGTCGTCGTAGACCATGATCTTCGTGCCATTGGCTCTGGGATCAAGGCCGTCGGCGGCGCCCTTGTGGTTCTCCGCCGCGATGCCGAGGACCTGGCCGGTCTCGCCTGCGGACGCCGCAACAACCAGCCCTTCCGAGAGCTTCACGACCTGGCCGGCGCTGATTTCGGTGTTGTACGCGATGTCATACTCGCGGGCACTCTTCAGCACCTGGCCGTCTGCTTTCTGAAATGCTTTCATTTTGCGTTTTTCCTCCTGTTATCGTTCATAAAATTCTTTTTCGGTCATAGCCATTTCGGGGTGCTCCTCATTCCATTGTTTCAGCTCGGCGCGCTGCGCCGCTGTCAGCGTCACGGTGCCGCCCCCGCTGCCATGGCCGGTGGAGCGTGCCGCCTTGTCGTCGCTCTTCGCCGCCGCGCTCGCTGCGGCCTCGCCGACAAGCTCCACAAAGTCCCCGTAGAGGTCCGCCAGGTGCTCCTTGCCGTAGCGCGTCCCTGCAAACCTGCGAAACGCCGGGTTCGTGTCCAGCGCCGCGATGTCTACCTTGGGATAGCGCCGGCGGAAGTCCTCGATGTCCTCGCCGATGAACTTGTCCCGCTCCGCTTTCTGCCTCTTGGCTTCCTCGGCCTTCTTCGCTTCGGCGCGCTGCGCCCGCACGAAGGCCCGGTCCTCGTCGTCCTCCAGCACGTCCTGCGCTGTGCGGCCCGTCGCCTTTGCGCGCTTTTCGGCGTCGGCCCGGCGCAGGGCGCCGCTGTACTCTTCGAGGTCCTTCTTGCTGGTGAAATAGCTGCCGGGCTTCGCGGGGTTCGGAATCTGCATCGCGGCGATGTCCTCGTCGTTCTGCCGGCGCATCCGCTCCTCGGTGTCCTTCTCCGCTCTCCGGCGTGCTGCGGCCACCGCCGCATTGAACGCTCGCTGCTGATCGGCGTTATCAGCTCCGGGCTGCTCGCCCTGCCCTTCGCCCTGGGCTCCCGCTTCCGTTCCGTTTTGCAGGTCTACGTCTGCCTGCTCCCCGCCGCTCATTGTCGGGTTATATTCGTCCATTGTTTCCTCCGATCCGCCAGGAGACGGCCCCGGCGTCTCTGGCATTTTTACGCTCTTGCCGTGCGTGATAAAGGGCAGGGGAGAGGGCGTTTGCCCTCTCAGCCCGTCGGCGCGCCGGTGAAAGTGTGAGATTTTTCATCAACCGTGCCTTCTGTGCCCCGTGATACCACCCTACCACGCCGACCCCTTCTCTAAACATCAACATAAAAACGCCCGGAAACCGTTGCCGTGCAACAGCTTCCGGGCTTCGCCCATCGTTGCTTGTGAAAACTCTCCCGCGGAAATCAGCGCAAATAGCGTCCCTTCTGATGCTTCCATTTCTCCGCCAGCTTCTGGGGCCGCTCCACCGGCGTCACCCGGACCTCATAGCTCTGCTGGCTCCGGGCGAAATGGCAGATCGCCGCCGCCATCACAAGGTCGTCGTGCTCTCCGGTCACGGCCTGCGGCTTTCCGTCCCGGTCATACTGAAAGCGCAGCATCTGCTCCAGCGTCCACCGGCTTTTGACGGCCTCCGGCGTCTCCGCCATGACGGTGCGCAGCCCCGCCAGGATCAGAGGCCGCGTCCTGGTATCGGTGCGGAAGCCGTAGGCGCTGACGTAGCTCTTGGCAATCTCGTCATATCGCTGCCGCTGGTACAGGTTCGGATAGCCCCATTGCTCCAGCATCTGCTCCGGGTAACTGCTGTAATTGATCTCCATGGCGATCAGCGCCGCGTTGTAGTGCATCCCCAGGCACCACAGCTGCCGGGTGAAAAGAATCTCGCTTTGCGGGTTCTCATACTCCGCCACCTGCGCGCCCGTCGTGTTGTCGATGACGTGGATGGTGAAGCGGTCCGTGCCGTCTCCGGCGGTGTCCGCGCCGATGACGTAGGGGACGCCCCGCTCCGGCCCGCTCCAGATGCGCAGGAAGCCCCGCGCCGGGTCGTCGATCCAGGTGAATGTCTCCGGCCTTCCGCTCTCCGCCTCCTGATACTCAAAAAAGCCGATCCGCTCCGGCGCCGGCGCCGTGCCTGCCAGCAGCATCACCCGCTCGTTGTCGAAGTACGGGCGGCCCGTCGTCAGAAACGCCTCCTCCGGGAAAGTCGGGTATTCCTGCCGGAACAGCGCCTCGTCCCCGGCGCAGTCGTTGCGGATCGTCCAGCGCCGCCAGCTCAGCTGCTCCGGCGTCAGCCCCACCCGCTCCATCAATTCCCGCTCGAAGTCCGTCCACTCCGTCCCATGCTCCACGGGCCGGCTGTAGTCCGGGTCCAGATACCAGGGCAGAAACACCGCCCGGAAGTCGTTGCGGCCCGCCACGGCGTCGTCCCAGAAGTCCTTGAACTCGCCGAGGCCGTTGGCCGTCGTCTCGTAGATCACGCAGCTGTCCGGCGTCTTCGGCACGGCGGCCATGAGCGCGATGTGCGTGCTGCGGAAGTTCGGCCAGAAGGCACACTCCGAGCCGTGGACGTTCCGGAAGGTGAAGCCGCGCCCGCCGCCCTTGCCGCCTGCGGTGATGCATCGGATGCGGCTGCGCAGACCGGGATTGCGCTCTTTCTCCCGCGGGTCCTTCGTCGGGTTCTCGAACAGCAGCTCCTGGGCGTTGCTTGCCTTCTTCATCGGCTGGAGCTGCGCCGGGAGATTGTCATAAAACAGCTTGTTCATCTCGAACAGGTGGCGCGTCGCGTCGTCCTCGTGGGCGATGATAAGCGTGGAGGCGTTCTCCGTGACGGCGCTGTCCGCGAAGAAGATGCCCTCGATCATCGTGCTGCAGCCCAGCTGTCGGCCTTTGAGCACGACGATCCGGACTGGCTTGCCCTTGGCGTGCTCCTCCCGGATGATCTCATACAGCTGCGTCTGGGCCGGCTTGAAGCGCAGCCCCACCAGCTCCTGCCGCTTGTCGATGATTTTCAGAAAATGCTCGCAGTATTCACGCGGATTGCGCAGGTTAATCAAAATTCACGCCCCCCGTCGGAAAACGAGCGCAGAAACTCCTCTACGCCCGCCTGCGTCTCCGGATCGGCGGAGAGCTCTGTGCGGTTCTTCCACTTCTCCGGCGCCCGGTTCGTCAGCCAGAACTTGATCGCGTTGGTGTCCGCCGGGACGTAGACCTCCTCCTCCACGATCTCGACGTGCTCCTCCTCCCGGATGCGCCGCCCTGTCTCGTCGCTGTAGACGACGGCCTTGACCTTGAAGCCCTTGCGCACGGTCTTGATGCCGCCCATGCACCGTTCCAGCAGGGAAGCCTCCACGGCCCGGTTGTTCTCCTGGGCCAGTGCGCCGGATCGGCCCGCCGTGATCGCGTTCTCGATCTCGTCATGCTGCGCCCTCCAGCGGTAGAACGTCGAAGCGGCCACGCCCATGCCGGCGATCATTTCCTCGTCGGTCTTGGACGCAGCCCAGTCCTCGATTTTCGCAAGCCCCTCCGGGGTCATCCATTGCGCCAGCTTGCCTTTTCCCATGTCAGCCCCCCCATTCCGCATAAAACGCCCGGCGCAGGCGGTCCAGCGTGGCGTCGGATATGAAGTGCCTGTCGCAGCACTCCCGCCATGAGATGCGCGTCGTCATCCAGGCGAGGATCGCCCGGCGCTTCATGCCATCCCCGCCGCCGATCCGTGTGCAGATTGCCCGGATGCGGGCCTGCACATCCTCCGGCTGGCGTCGGTATGTCTGGCAGGTGAACCAGATCGCGCCCTGCTGCTCATAGCTCAGCGGCACGGATCGCATATACTTGAATCGCTTTCCCATGTGCTACTCCCTCTTTCTCAGCACCGCGTAGGTGTACCAGCCTCGGTTCAGCTCGTTCTTGATGCCCTCGCAGCTGACGCACTCCCAGCCCGGGTAGAGCTCCTCGAAGATGTTAAAGCCCAGGCCCTGCTCCGCTGCCTCGCCCAGCGCGTCGGCGGCCTCCATGTCGAAACGTCCGTCGACAACCTCCTCTTCCGGGCGGATGCAGTTCTTTGAACAGCTCCAGCGCCGGTAGGTGTCCCGCAGCGGCTTCCCCTGGCCTGCGATGTAGGCAGCGAGGCCGTCAAGGCCGTCGCCCTCGAATTGCAGGCGCCTGGAATTGCAGCGCCCGTTTCCCCAAAGCTCCTCGATCTCGTCGCGGTCCATGCCGCCGGTGAGGAACAGGTGATGGTGGACGCGCCCGCTCTCCTTGCCCCGTTCCGTGCGCTTGATGTATTTCAGTTCGATCCCCAGCTTCTTGTAGCGCCGGCGCAGCTTCTTGATGAAGTTGTCCAGCAGCCGCTCGGCGTCGGCGATGGTCTCCGGCTCGTCGGCATAGGTCAGATGCAGCGCCAGGTCCTTCTGCGTGAAGTTGAGATATGCGATCCGCGTCAGAGCGAGCCGGCTGTTTCGCTCGTTGATCCGCTTCTGTATCTCTGAACTCTCCCGGCACCGGCTTCTTCGGACCCCCGGCGGCTGAAATACCGGATAGACCATGACCTCCATGCGAGGGCCGGAGACGATGATCCGCTCCCGTGTGAACAATCTGCCTTTGTATTTCCGCATAGCAGCCTCCGCCTTTTATCTGTACCCGCGCACGCGCCTCGGTGCGCATTGCGCGTTGTCGTCTCCGATTTCTCTCTTTTCTCCAAATTGAAGGCGTCCAGAGCGCCGTCTGCCCTCTGCCCGCACGAGCCCGCAGGAAGGGCAGGGCACCCCTGCCATGTCTCGCCCTGTGGGCTGCGCGTCCCTACTACTAATATTCGTTACGAGGACGAAAACCGCGTGCGCGCACGCGATTTATATATAAGTGTCTGATTTCTCACCCTGCGCCGGGAAGGCCGCGGCCCTCCCGGCGTACCGTCAAAAATCAGCGGAAGATCACCCGAAGATGATCTGGTCGCTATGCGCCAGCATCCCGCGCAGCATGGCCGCCTTGTCTGCCACGATCAGGCAGGCGCTGTTCAGATCAACCGGCGTCGGCGCCGGGACGTCGCTCCGCTTTTCCTGCGGGATTTGAATTTTGTCGATGATCTGCTGGGCAATATGCAGCGCTTCCGCCAGCGCCTCGTCCGCGCTGGCCAGCCTGTCCTTCACAGCCTCGGAACGATTCGCAATCGCCACGCCGTCGCTTTTGCACATCGCGGCGTTAGCTTCTCCGATATACATTGTTTATTCCTCCGTTTCCTCAATTCTTTTCTGCCGGATCTCCCTTGCCCGGCGGAACATCGCCTGCATCCGGTAGATCAGCGGCGCGCCGTCCATGCCGGCGCTGTTTCTGGCCCGCTTGATGGTGTAGCGCCGCTCGCCACGCATGGCGCTGGCATGGCGGGCGTAGCTCCGGCAGCTCCGCGCCCGATGGTTCGCCGCGCTGCTCATAGGCTCGCCTCCGCCTTCTGTGCGATGGCTGCGACGTGCATCCACGCCATGGCGGACCGGCGCGCCACGCGCTCGATCTCCTTCATGTAGGCCGCCGTGGTGGTGGCGTCCTCCTCCTTGACCGCTTCCCACAGGGACTTGATCGCGTCCTTCAGGTCCTTCTCCACCGCCGTCTTTTTCTCCAGCGCCGCGGTGAGGACGCCGTAGCTCTCGAAGCCGCTGTTGTACCGCTCTCC